TGGCTGTGCGGGCCTTTTTGTATTCAGTGGTCCGCTGCCCGGAATGCGACAGGCGGATCATGGACGTACCAGGCGACCCACACATTGAGACGCGGACAGTAGACCCGGACCGTGCAAGTGGTCGCGGTCGTGTTGTGAGCTGCAAGCGCTGCTCCAACCTAATCGAAGTGATCGAGCACCGATGAGTGAAGTGGTGAAACGCGGCGTGGGCAAGCCTCCCTTCCTGACTGATCCAGATGAGGTATCTGCCAAGATTGACGAATACTTTGAACTCCGCACCATCGACGAGACACCACCCACCTATGCGGGACTGGCCCTTCACCTGGGCCTCAAGAACCGGCAATCGCTCCATGTCTACTCCAAGAAACCCGAGTTCAAGGATGTCATTTCGTATGCCAAGCTCAGGATGGAGGAGATTTACGAACGCAGGCTTCATGGCAACAACCCGACAGGTGCCATCTTCGCATTGAAGAACTACGGCTGGAGCGACCGTCAAGAGATCGAGCATACTGGCACCATCCAGATTGATGTGAGGGCTGTGCGCGAGAAGGTGGAAAAACGCATTGAGGGTATGGCGTCCAGGCTTCTCGGAACGGGCCGATGAACCAATCCGTTGCCGAACGCATTGCTACAATGCCGGACCCGGAGCGTGAAGAGTTCTGGGGTGGTATGTCGGACCAGGAAGTGGCGATCCTCGATTGGGATTGGCGCTTCTGGGCAAGGCCGAAGCAACTGGCGCCTGATGGCGATTGGCTGACATGGATTGTGAGGGCCGGTAGAGGATTCGGCAAAACTAGGACGGGATCAGGGTGGGTGCATGAGCGGGCGATGGAGGAGCCGGGCAGGTGGATCGCCATGGTCGCCAAGACACCCGCCGACGCCAGGGACTACATGATCGAGGGTCCCGGTGGCTTGCTCAAGAACACACCACCCGAGCAGCGACCAGCCTACTACCCGTCGAACCGTCGTGTGGTATGGCCCAACGAATCATGGGCGACAATCTACTCCAGCGAAGATCCCGACCAGCTCCGTGGGTTCAGTGGTGACACGGGCTGGTTTGATGAGTTGGCGAAATACAAGAACCCTCGGGAATGTTGGGACAATCTCCAGTTTGGTATGCGTGAGGTCAGTGCTGACCAGCCGCGTGTACTCATCACAACGACACCCAGGCCGATCCCGTTGCTAGAGGAGATCGAAAACAAACCTGCGTCGGTCACCGTGATAGGGTCCAGCTATGAAAACCGCGCCAACCTCTCACCCATCTGGTTCAGCGAGACACTAGCTGCGTATGAGGGCACCAGGCTAGGCAGGCAGGAGATCCATGCCGAGATCCTGGACGATGTTGAGGGCCGCGTCTATTCCAGCTTCTCCAGGGTCGCATTCCCCGATGGCAATGTCGATGAAAGCGTTGTGGACACGGGTGCCGAGATCCTGATTGGCCAGGACTTCAATGTCAATCCGATGGCGGGTGTGATTGCTGTTCGTGCTGGCGACGAATGCCATGTATTGGATTCGCTCGAGGTGCTGACATCGAACACCGAAGAGGTGGCTGCCGAATATCGCAGACGCTACCCGAACCGCCGAATCATTGTCTGCCCCGACCCAAGCGGCAAGGCGCGGAAGACCTCTGCTCCCGTGGGCGTGACCGACTTCACCATCTTGCAGCGTTATGGCTTTGAGGTTCGGGCACCGAATGCTGCACCGCCCGTAGTGGACAGGATCAACAATGCCCAGGCCATGTTCCTACAGGGCGACCGCAGGCGCGTGCGCATCCACCCACGGGCGAAGGCGCTGATAACCGCATTGAGCGGGCTGACGTACAAAGAGGGCACGAGCATACCCGACAAGGGTTCGGGGTTCGATCATGTCACATCAGCCCTAGATTATCTGCTCTGGCAGGAGTTCAATGTCCTGCAAATCGCATACGCATCCGGCTTTGGCACTTATACCATTTAGGGGATGAATCATGGCTACACCTTCGACACTTGCCGACCCGACCAATAGAGGAAACAAGCCTGGTGACGGTCCCCTGCGTGCTGGCGGGAAGCCAGGCCAGATACTCAGTGAGGAAGACCTGCCGTCCACCCGCTCGCCACAATCGGCCAAACAACTGCCAGCCGTATCAATGCTGCGTGATCTTTACTTGGGCACTGAGGCGGTACGAGCTGCGGGCGCGAACTATTTGCCACAAGCGCCAGGCGAGAAACCAAAGGACTACAATGTCCGCCTGATTCGGTCGGTCTTTGCCAACTTCTTCCGCACCACGGTTGATGGCCTTTGTGGCCTGGTCTTCAGGGTTGACCCGGTGTTGAATGATGATGTGCCGCCAAAGATTGCTGGCGACCGGACCAAGAAGGGCAAGGGCGGGCATGTGGAGAACATTGACAACGAAGGCACGCACATTGATGTGTTCTGCCGGGACATTGCGGCCGATGCCATGACTACGGGGCACTCTGCGATCTTTGTCGAGTTCCCGAAGACGAGGGGCGACGAAACCAGGGCCGATGAAGACGCCTTTGGGATTCGCCCCTATTGGCTGCCCATCAAGAAGGAAAACATCCTGAGTTGGCGTACCACGGTCGAGAATGGTGTCAGGCTGTTGACGCAGGTGGTCCTCCAGGAGAAGACGGTTGCACCCATCGGGACGTATGGCGAGGGGGAGGTCACGCGCTACCGGGTGCTCTATCGCGATGAGGGTGTGGTAGGCTTCCGGCTGCTCGAGGTCAACGAAAAGAATGCTGTTGTTGAAGTGGACGCCGGGTTGTATCCTACACAAGACGAGATCCCCATTGCCGAGGTGCAGACCAGTGGGTCAAGGGGTCTGTTCGTGTCCCACCCGGCGTTGTTGGACTTTGGCTATCTGAATGTCGCGCACTACCAGCAGGCATCGGATTATGTCTATGCGATGTACAAGACATGCGCCCCCATTCTGTTCGGCAAGTGTATCCCAGGTGCGTTTGATGAAATGGGCAAGCCAGTCAAGGAGGTGGTCATAGGGCCTAATACAAGTCTCTTCAGCCCCGACCCGAATGGCGACCTGAAGTATGTCAGCCATGATGGTGCGAGCCTGGGATCGTGTAAGCAGGCACTAGACGACCTGAAGGCTGACATGGGGACGCTGGGGTTACAGATGTTGGCCCCACAGAAGCGGGTGGCCGAAACCTTTGGCGCACAGAAGTTGGCCAAGAGCACGTCGGATTCGGCGTTGTCTGTGAATGCCCGCGCCTTGCAGGATGGGATAGAAAAAGCTCTATACTTCCATGCCAGATACATGGGCCTTGAGTCTGGTGGCTCGGTGACGATCAATCGCGACTTTGAAGGTATCCTGATGGAGTCGAACGTCATGTCAGCGTTTGCGCAGCTAGTCAACGCAGGGATGCCACCTGAGCCGGTGGTTCGTGCGCTGATGGCCGGTGGGCGGCTGACCGAAGACACCGATGTCGATGGGCTTATCATGGAATGGATGATGGGCAAGGAACTGGACAGAGAGATTCCACCGCCAGTAGTCGAAGCGGTGCCTGTTGAGGCATTGGAGGATGTGGAGTGAGTGAGGAAGAAGCCATCCTGGCGGCTAAGGAAGACGCTGCCTACATGGCCGAACTGATCAAAAAGGGTATGCCATTGGAGGTTGTGACCCGCATGGTTTGCTCGCGTATAGCTGCGCGTCTGATTGGTGACGCCCTGAAGCCGAAGATCCCAAAGGAACCGTGGCAGGAGTGACCCCATGTGGATGCTGATTTTCCGATTGTTCGTGGCCTATCGCACAGACACAGAGCCCGACCCATTCTGGAACGTCGTGTTCCATTGCTTATGACCAAGGCCGAACGCTTCAAACGGATGCGGGAGGTTGAGCGCCAAGTGGACAGGCTGGTGCAAAAGGGGTGGAATGTGAAGCAGATCATCTATGACGACGAGTCAGGGTGTGATTTCCACGCCATGATAACCCTAACCACTGATGGCAAGGACGAACGCGACGGTGTGATATGAGCCCACAGGACCGCCTTCGTGCGCTATTGGCCAGGCGTACCCGTGCCATGGCACCGGAGCTTGGTAGGGAGATCCTACGCTTCTTTGACGGCCTGTCCGATATCATCCCGGTATCAGTAATTGAGGAACTGATCCGCTCGGGCATGATCGAGGGACTGGCTACGGCCGCACTATCGGATGAGATCCTGGACAAAGCACTAGCCGATGTTCAGCGCGTCTACTTCCAGCAGCATGTCAGTTCAATGGCTGCATTCGGCAAGGACTTGGGTGTCAGCTTTGGAGTGCTTGAGCCCACGGTGGTTGAGGCCATACGTGGGCTGAATCTCAAGATGGCGTCCACACTGAAGGCTGATGTTCGTGACGCAGTACAGGCGTATGTCGAGAATGGGCTGCGAAATGGCGTGAATCCCAGGACCATCGCTAGGCAGACACGCGGCTATGTCGGGCTGACGGGCAAGCAATCGGTGTGGGTAGACAACTTCCGCGCCGAACTCGAAGCGGGCAAACGCTCGGCACTGAATCGCGCCCTGGGCCGGGGCATCTACCGGAAGCCCGACGGGAGCCTTGGCTACAA